CCTCCGGCACACTTTGCGGCACCAGCGGCAGCCGCTTCTTTTCCACAGCCGCCCACAATTCCCTGTATTCCCCATCCGCCAGCCCCAACGCCCCCGCCTCGTCCGCGTCGCCCCCATCCAACGGACACAGCCGCGCGCTCACTCTCCTCACCGCCTGCGCCCCATCACAAAAGAGTTTCACCGTCGGCGTATACCCGTTCACAGGCGTAAAGGTCAGCACTCCTTTACCCGCCCTGGTCGCCAGCCGCAAAAGCAAATCCTCCACCCAGTCGGCGGGAATCAACTCGTCCGCAAGCGCCAGGTCCCCTTCCAGGCCCTGCAATGCCGTGTCCTTGTCCTGCATATAGTTCAAGAACACCCCCTCGCTCCCGTTCGGCAGAATAAAACTATTGTCCGCAAATCCCGTTTTCTTCTTATACTTGATATACGTCGTCACCTCCGCCGTCTGCGTCTGCCACTCATACGGCATGTAATTCCAGAACAGCGGTTGCTGGTCCCGCTTGCTTCGCGGCTCGCTCATGTGAAACGCATACACCCGGGCCGCCGCCTTCTCCACCATCGTCTGCATTCCGCGCTTTGCCGCGTATTCGCTCTTCCCCGCCCGGTTTCCCCCCATGACCAGCAGCATCTTCACCGGCTCCTTATAGCCCAGGCGCTCACGCATCCGCCCGCAGAACTCGCTCCATCCTAGCCCCAGCCTCCGCTCCAGCTCCCTCAGAAATGCCCCGTCATAGCACCATTCAAACCCCAGCAGCGCGTCGCAAACGTGCCATATTGGCGGCTCCCACCCGCGCCGCAACGGGTCCGCCTCCTCCGCCGCAATTGAAGCCGCGCGCATCCGCATCAGCTTCTCCAGCGCCGCCTCCTCCTTTATCCCGCTCACCGCGCTTTCCGCCTGCACATCGTCGTACCCCGGCGGCCTGATCCGCGGATGCCCCTCAATCCCTTTCATTTCTTCTCCTCTTTCACCGAAGCGAGCGTATGCGAGTGAGCCCCAAACTCGCTCGCCATCCAGCGCACCGCATAATCCACCATGCTCCGCGCTGAGCGCACCGCCTCGCATTCCGTCATACCCCTCGGCTCGAATTGCAAAAAGCTGAACTTGTCCACCAGCGTCTCCAGGCTCACTCCGCTTTGCAGGCACATACTCACCGCCATTGCCCAGGCATCCGCAAACCCGTCCAGCGTGCTACCGCTCTCATCGCAGCTCAAGAATATTTCCCCAGGCCTTCCGTCAGCGTACAGCCCCACCGTCACAAAGAACTTCACCTTCCCGCACTCCGCGTGGATAACCGCCTTGTGCGTAACGCTCCTCCGCGTATCCGGCATTCGCTCACGACTCATTGCCGCACCTCATCAGCGCCGATACCATTCTTTGCGCCTTCATTCCGTAATTCTTTCGCACCACACCCTCCAGAAACTTCTCCGCATTCAGCCGGCCCCCGCGCACATATTGCTCCCAAACGAAATGTTTGAAAGTATTTTCAAACTGCGCTTTGAACCTGTCCGGTCCTGTTTCCTGTTTCACCAGGCCCCCTCGCTTTGCCCTTTACCAATTCCACGCACTCGTTCAATACCTCAAGCACCATCGCCCAATTCCGCCGCCCGTACATCGAAGCTAGCGCCAGCACGCCCGCCCTGAACTTCTCCCTATCGCTTGGCTTCCTCATTCTCCCCTCCCCCCCCCACCTGGGAGCGCGGGCGTCCCGCCCGCATCCCCGTCTTCCCTCCTCACGGCTTCCAATACCTGAGCGCCCCCCGCCCTTTCGTTTCCTCGTCGAAATACTGCCAGCTCCCCTCAGCACCCTTGTCGAACCAAAGCCGCCGCGTGATTTCCTCTCCAGTCTCCCTGTTCTTCTGAATGATGAACCGCGCATCCTCCCGCCCCGAATAAGCTTCCTCCAGTTTGGCCGCCTCCTCCTCACGCCCGGCCCGCCTGAAATCCGCTGCCGTCGCCAACTGCACTTCCTTCTCCTTGTTCCGCCAGACGCAAATAACATTATCCGCCACATTCGATATGTTTCCGCTCCCCGATATGTCGTACTTCTTTGGCGGAAACTTGTCCGGATCATGCTTGCTATCCGGCTTCTTCGAGTGCGCCACCAAATGCACATGCGCCTGGTAATCGCGCGCAAATGTTTTCAGCCGCAGGCAAATTGCCTTCTGCACATCATAATCCTCGCCCCCGATCTCCGTCAGCATCATCAGCGAATCCAGCACGAAATGCTGAACCCCGTACTTCTTCGCCGCGTACTCGAACACATCCAGCACCGCGTCCGCCGTCGTCTCCCCGATATGCGCATACAGCCAGAACCACTCATCCATCCAGCGCACCACCTGGCCGAACTCCTCGCGCGACCCCGGCTTCCCACGCCCAAGCGCCGCCCGCGCAATGTTTTTGAATGTTTTCGCCGCCGGAAACTCCAACGACGCCACGCAGCTCCGCTTCCCGTGCGCCGCAAACTCAAGCATCAGATTGTTCAACAGGATCGTCTTCCCGTTCCCCGAATACCCATGCCAAACCGTCAGCTCCCCTGGATTGAAAGTGAACTTCACCGCCGGCCACGGCGTCGCATCGCCCAGCCGCGCCTTGTCATTCTCGTCCGGAAAAAACTCCAGCCAGATGTCTTCCCCGATGGCGCTTGGCTTTATCAACTCCTCCGGGTCCATGTTCCGCGCCGCCCCCAATATCCGAACCATCTCCTCCCCGCTCAGCCCTGCCAGCAGGCATTCGTTTGCATCCTTTCGCCCCGCAGGCCATTCCACCACCCGGCATCGCGTCCGCCCCACACGCATAATCAGCGACTCCGTCGCCTTCCGCCCAGGCTCATCCGCATCCAGGCAAAGAAAAACCTCAACGAACCGCTCCAGCCACTCAAAATCGTTCTCCAGCCATTCCGTATTCGGGTCCCGCCCATCCGCCCCGGCCCACTTCGCCCCAAACGGAACGCTCACCGCCGGCACCCCATAGGTCGCCAGCGTCAGCGCATCAATCTCCCCCTCAGTAATGAACAAATCTTCCTGCTCCCCAGGAATACCCTGGAGCCCGAACAGCCCCTTTTGCGCACCCTTCGGCAGCACAAACATCTTGCTCTTATCCTCGATGTTCCTGAACTTCAGGCTCCTCAGCACACCATCCCCCGTAAAGCTCGGAAACACCACATACTCCCCATCCCGCGATTCCCCCACTCCGTACTTCTTCAACACCGCCGGCTCGATCTTCCGCGTCTCCGTCAGCCAGCGCCACGCCTTCCCCCCCTCCTTCAGCGCCGCATACTCCCCAGCCAGCGGCCGCCCTGGGACCGCTGGCGCCCCTCCTACGGCCGGGCCCGTCGCCCTCTTCCAATCCTGCCTTTCATCCCGAATGCCCAAAAACTCCTTTGCCTCCCGGATTGCCTTCACAAAATCGCAACCCCGCACCGCCATCCACAGGCTCAAAAGGTTCCGGCCCCTGTACTCGCTATCCGCAAAATCCGCCCACCAGCCCGCCTTTGCCCCCGTCAGATGCACCCGAAAGCTCGTCCCTTTCGTCCCGTGGACATCGCCAATCACCCATTCCTCGCCATCCACTTTCCCGCCAGGCAGCAGGTATCCGCACACCCGCGCCGCCTGCTGCGCCATCCTGTCCTTCACTTCACGCGCATCCATTTTTGCTCTCCCCTAAAACACCGAATCCAAAAACCTGACCAGGCACCACGCAATCAGCAGCCAGAACAGCGTCCCGCCGGCCAGCAACCAGCTCCTGAATATCGGCCGCCAAAACGGCCGTTGCGTCCCCTGCAGCCGCTCCAGAAAATCCCCGCTCTGTATCCCGTCGTTCACCCCCGACCTCCTTTCGGTTGATGGGCAGCATTTATCCGGTCAACAAAATTCAAATGGGATCGTGCTTCGCGTATCAACCCCCGGTCAATATCCTCGCGGATTCGGGCAAACAGGCTGTCTCCCGTAATCCCGCACTTTAAAAGCGCGTCGCGGATTGCGGTGAGTTCGGTTGTCTTGTTCATTGCGCCTCCTTTGTTTCCGCCACGATAGCACAACCAGCGCCTCCAGCGTACCATGAGCCCGCAGCGGGCTCTGGCCCGCTGAGGCTTTTGTTGGCAATCTAAACCACGGTCTAGCGGCTCTTCTCTCCCCGTGGACGGCGTAGCATGGGGTTGCCCCCTCCACCGCTCAGCCGGATTGCCAACAATTCGCTTCGCTCATTCCGAAACCCTCACTTCCTTGTTCTGCAAAGCGGCCTTCATGAAGACGACCCAGTGCGTTTTGGCGGTTTTCCCGCAGCGGTTGCCGAATAGCGGACGCTCCGGGGTGAGCGCGAGAATCTGGCTCACCGGTATCTCGTCCTCGCACCACTTGAAGACGAGGACGCCTTCGGGTTTGAGGACGCGGAAGCACTCGGCGAAGCCCTGGCGCAGCATCTCGCGCCAGTCGCCGGACAGTGTGCCGTATTTCAGCCCGACCCAGCCTTTCGCGCCGTTGCGCTCGAAGTGCGGCGGGTCGAAGCTCACCAGCGCGAAGCTCTCATCCGCGAAGGGCAGCGCGGTGAAGTCGGCCACGATGTCGGGATTCACGATCAGCGTCCGCTTTCCGCCCTTGCTGGATTTGTCCGGCAGCTCGTGCGTCTCGCGCCGTTTGTCGATGAAGATGGCTCGCGGGTCTGCGCGGTCGAACCAGAACATCCGGCTTCCACAGCAGGCGTCGAGCACGGGCGGAAAAGCCGAACCAGTGCGTCGAGGGTATTCTCCATTCGCTTCGCTCATTCCGAAACCCTCACTTCCTTGTTCGGCAAATCATCATTCGCCCTGCCGCATTTGACACACCGGGTCTTCATACCGTCTTCCGTGCCGTCCGGCAGATAGGAGATTGTCCGATCGAACCACGTTTCATCACACCCGCACCACGGACACGCCCAGACTGCCGAACAACCACGTTCAGGGTACGTCGCTTCGCTCCGCCCCTGACGTGGGGCGTT